GACACTGTGAGGCAAGGCGCATATACTCCATGTGTATGCGCCTTTTTCTTCCAGGTCACAGGCAACGATCTAACCATTTAGATAGGCAGCAAACATAGGCAACTTTCAAGGAGAAACTACTATGGCATCTTTAGCAGAAATTCGAGCAAGACTACAGGCAGCAGAAAACAAGCAAGGCACGGGAGGTTACAGCGGGGACAACACCATTTACCCGCACTGGAATCTCGAAGAAGGACAGAGCTGCACCGTGCGATTCCTACCAGACGGCAATACCAAAAACACATTTTTCTGGGTCGAGCGGGCCATGATCCGGCTGCCATTTGCCGGTGTCAAGGGCGACGCAGAAAGCAAACAGGTCATGGTACAGGTGCCCTGTGTGGAGATGTGGGGTGACACTTGCCCCATACTAACCGAAGTGCGCACTTGGTTCAAAGACAAGAATCTCGAAGACATGGGTCGCAAGTACTGGAAAAAGCGCAGTTATTTGTTCCAGGGCTTCGTGCGCGAAAACCCCCTGGCCGACGACAAAGCACCCGACAATCCCATCCGACGTTTCATCATTGGTCCGCAGATCTTTGCCATCATCAAGTCTGCGCTGATGGATCCGGATCTCGAGGAACTGCCCACTGACTATCAGCATGGCCTGGACTTCCGCATGACCAAGACCAGCAAGGGCGGATTCGCGGACTACAACACCAGCAAGTGGAGCCGTAAAGAAAGCAGCCTCACTGCTGAAGAAGCCTCGGCAGTGGAAACACACGGCTTGTTTGATCTCTCCACATTCCTGCCCAAGCGGCCCTCGGATGTGGAGCTGAAAGTGATCCAAGAGATGTTTGAAGCCAGTGTGGATGGCAAAGCCTATGATCCCGAGCGCTGGGCGCAGTATTTCCGGCCCGCGGGTGTAGCAGCGCCGGCTGGCAGCGCCAGTTCGGATTCCACAACCGACGATGAAGACGCTCCCAAGGCTGCCGCACGTCCTGCAGTCAAGGCAGCACCGGCACCCGCGCCAGTGGCCGAGGATGAAGATCCTCCGTTTGAGCCTGCCGCAGCACCGGTGCAGGCCAAACCCAGCACGCAGAAAGCCGAGGACATCTTGGCCATGATCCGGTCGCGCCAAAACAAGGCGTGATCACATCACTGTGAAGCAGTGGACTAGACTGGTTGTGTTCGGGTGCAGTTTGACCCGAGACAACCAGATTGACACCTGGGCCGATTATTTGGCCCAGAGTCTTGACATACCCTTGATAAATCTAGCCCAGCGCGGTGCTGGTTATCAGTTCATCAATCACAACATGGTGGCCCATGATTTCCTGCCGGGTGATCTCTGCGTGGTGATGTGGCCCAGCGCTGATCGATTCGATCTATGGGTGGACAGCAGCACACCGCATCTCCAGGCTGATCTTGAGCATGCCAGCTGGCTGGACGGGCGGCGACCACAATTCGTTGACTTGGATCACAGCTACAATGACGATCGGGGATGGTACATCAATGGCGCTGTGCCACGCGGCATCAAGCATCATTATTACAAATTCTTCTACAGCGAGTCCTCGCACACCAATCAGGCCTGGATCACCATAGCACAGTGCCAGCGCTGGTTGGATGCCCTGGCCGTGGATCATGTCATGACCAATAGCTATCCTCTGGCTCGACCCGCACAGTACCATCAGGATCCACACAGTGTGTTTGATCCGCGTCTGTGGTCAGCCATCGATCACAGCCGATTTGTGCCTGGTGCGCATGACACAGGCTTTGTCGCCCTAGTACGCGCCCAGGGTTTTGATTTTTTCAATCGCCACTATCCGGTCAGTGCCGCTCATCAGTGGTTCGTGGACCATCACATCATGCCATGCATCCAACACCTGTCATGATACGCCAATATCAACCCGATCGTGGCGGTCAGTATCCGCAGGTATTCGCGACCCAAGAGTTTGATCCAGTGATATATCTACACGATCACCTCTTGGGGTTTGACAGCGATCTGCACAGCACAGTGCTGGATCATGTACAGTCTTGCACGCACGCACCCATGACAGTGCAGTGGCAAAATTATGCCACGCCGGAACTGCAATCACGATACCCGTTGTTGAAATTTGGATATCACACCGGTTATCTCGAGCAAAACTGGAATCATTGGTTCGCACCCTATCTCGACCGTGTGCCCAGCGACCTGCAGGGATTCATGTGTTCGTTCAATCGACAACCCCATGTGAGTCGGCAATTGCTGGTCACACATCTCTGGCGGCGTGGATTATGGGATGCGAGATTCATCAGCAAGCATTTCAAGGTAGATGCCCAGCGCATAGATCATGAAGTCACGCATGTCATGGGAGGCAGTGACCGGCTGTATTTGAAATTGTTCGCTGATGCCGGCGATGGTGATTTCCTAGATCTCATCAATGGTTTCCGTCCCCTGGCAGCCATGAATCATCGCAGCAATGCGCAGTATCTATTGCCCAAGGTCACTGGCACATGGGTACATCTAGTCAGCGAAACCCTGGCCACCAGCTACTATCCGTTTGTCACTGAAAAGTTCCTGTACAGCGTGGCATCACGGGGTTTGTTTTTGGCCTGGGCTCAACCGGGATGGCATCAGCACCTCCGAGATTATTTTGGATTCCAGCTCTATGACAGGATTTTTGACTACGGGTTTGATGCCATAGTCAACCCCGTGGTGCGCCTCACACACCTGGTGGATGGATTGCAACGCCTGCACAGACTCAGCGTGGCTGATCTAGACGATCTACGTGAATGGGAAAAAGATCGCCGGGATTTTAATCATCATCATTTTGCTTCCGGAGCATGGCTGCGGCATCTCAAATCGAGATTCCAACACCAACTAGTGTGACGCTATATACACCACTCATGCAATCGGCTTTTTATCCCAGATTGATCAGTTTGTACACCGATGATCCAAGAGAATCCATTGACCGCATACAGCACAGCCATGGCACATGGTTGTTGTACACCGGAGAATTTTTAGAAAATCTGGAATGCTGGATTGATGCGGTGATCACATCAGGTGTGGCAGATCGATGCATCTGGATCTTGCAACCCAGCCACAGTTATGCCCCAGCACTCACAGGACTGATCCAACCCAACCTCTATCGCGTGGATGATGCCCTGCTGAGACTGACGTTTTATCAGCGCAGTCGACCTCTGGGGTTCAACCAGTGTTGGAATCCCAGCACTGGCAAGTATCTGTTCTTGCTGGGCAAGCCTGCCCGGGCCAATCGCATACGGCTGCTGTGGTTGCTGGATCAACGGGGTCTCTTGAGCCAAGCTCACTGGAGCCTGAGGCTCACCGATCACGATGATCAATCGTGCCAAGATCTATTGCCTGAACTAGATCCGGAACAGTATCGCGCCTGGATCCACCAACACACGCGAGACATCGATGCCATACAGCGACTACAGATCACGCAGGAATTCCACTATTGTGGTTATCCGTTTGATCCCACGATGTATCAATCCACCAGTTTCCGGCTCATAGCCGAGACCGAAATGAGCGATGTCACGCATATCACAGAAAAGACCTGGCAGACCATGGCCAATCATCATCCTTTCTTGATGTCAGGACATCACGGTAGTCTTGATTATCTCCGGCGCCTGGGTTTCGCGGTGTTTGATCAGCAAGGGCCGCATGCTCACTATGATCTCATCCAAGATGATGAAGCACGACGCAACGCCATAGCAGACAATGTGGAATACTGGTGCCGCCACATACAGGATCATGCCAATGACATACAGCTCATGGTGCAGCACAACGCACAACAACTACGCTTGGTGTGTGCCAACAATGTGGATTTGGCACAACGCATGGCACTACACCTGGGCACGGACCGGCCCTTGGCCACGATCTATCCCCTGGATATCGAACATGGCCTCTGGCGTGAGTTTTATTGCAATGTGCGTGACGACAGTTGGCCCGACTGTTGGTTCCGTGAGGATCTAGATCACACACCACCCGAAGTGCAACAGGAATGCCGAGAGGTATTTGGCTATCCACACAGTTGTTATCGTGTTCACGATGCTGTACAATAAACCAATATCACAGAGAGGTACCACATGGCAAAACCCTTTGACGTAAGTAAATTCCGCAAAGAAATAACCAAAAGCATCGATGGTCTTTCCATCGGTTTCAACGACCCCACAGATTGGATATCCACAGGAAACTATGCGCTCAACTATCTCATCTCCGGAGACTTCCACCGCGGTATCCCCCTGGGCAAAGTTACCGTGTTTGCTGGTGAATCGGGCGCAGGCAAAAGCTATATCTGCTCGGGCAACATCATACGATACGCCCAGGAACAAGGCATCTTTGTTGTGCTCATCGACACAGAAAACGCCCTTGACGAAGAGTGGCTCAAAGCCCTAGGAGTCAGCACTGATGAATCAAAGCTCTTAAAACTCAGCATGGCCATGATCGACGATGTGGCCAAGACCATCTCTACTTTTATGAGCGACTACAAAGCTCTCCCCGACGGCGAGCGTCCCAAGGTGTTGTTCGTGATAGATAGCCTGGGCATGCTGCTAACACCCACAGATGTCAACCAGTTTGAGTCAGGCGACATGAAAGGTGATCTCGGACGCAAGGCCAAATCACTCACTGCCTTGGTGCGTAACTGTGTGAACATGTTTGGTGCCTATGGTGTGGGCATGGTGTGTACCAACCATACCTATGCGTCGCAGGACATGTTTGATCCCGACGACAAGATATCAGGCGGACAAGGTTTTATCTATGCTTCCAGCATCGTGGTGGCCATGCGCAAACTCAAGCTCAAAGAGGACGAGGACGGCAACAAGATCTCGGACGTCATGGGCATCAGATCAGCCTGCAAGGTCATGAAGACACGCTATGCCAAACCCTTTGAGGGAGTGCAGGTCAAGATTCCCTATGAGACCGGTATGAATCCCTATTCGGGTTTGGTGGATCTCGCGGAAAAGAAAAATCTCCTGAAAAAAGACGGCAATCGCCTGATGTTTGTGACGTCGGATGGTGAGATCATCAAACAGTTTCGCAAGGCCTGGGAGAACAACGAAGGAGGATGCTTGGATCGCGTCATGGCAGACTTTGCAAATCACAAAACCGAGGTAAGTAGTGCAGCACAAATATCGGAGGAAGAATGATGCATTCAGCAGTGGCAGCAGAGATATGGGAAGAACTACGCAGGTTTGTGGGTGGAGCAGATCGCAGTGAAGCTGCAGAGATCTTGGTATCAGTACTGATCAACAACGACGAGGAGCCCGAAGACATCCGCACAGCATTCAAGGGTGATTCGGATGTGCGTGCAGCTCTGCAAGAATACCTAGATCAAGATTCTGGAGATCCCGAAGATGAAGAGCTTGATTCATTCCTCGAAGATCTCGATGATCCTGACTACTGATCATGTGGTATAGCCGTGTCACCGCGAGCCTAGGTGCCATACCGGATTTCATCGCACACTATGAAAACGAACTGGAACAGGCCAAACAAGACTGTCGTCTGGGTGGCCTGGTAGAACGCAACATCAAGGACCTACCGGGCATCACCGAACATCGTTTCAATCAGCTGCAAGAGATCGAAGCAGTGCTGAACTATCTCAACATCCAGCTGCGAAAGATACGCCGCAGGCATTTCCAGAAATATCTAGAAAATTATGCCCGGGCGCTCACAGCACGCGACGCGGAGAAATATGTTGACGGGGAAGATGAGGTCATTGATTTCGAAACCTTGATCAACGAAGTGGCACTGCTGCGCAATCGCTGGTTGGGTGTCATGAAAGGGCTGGACAGCAAACAGTGGATGTCGGGACACATCGTGAAACTGCGCACAGCGGGCATGGAGGATGTGTCACTGTAGCAGCGATCTCTGTGGCTCACCCGATGACAGTTCTTCTAGGGTGAATTCAGTGTGACTGATATCAATGAGCCACTGATCACGATCGGGCATGCTGGGATTTTCTATCCGGGCCAGGTCTAGATTGGCCACCGGAGCTGCCAGGCTGCTGGGTCCAACAAATGCCGGACGCCCTGACATGATGCTGGCAATGCCAGGCCCGCTGTTCCAGTTCACCACAGCCCAGGCACGCTGCAGATCTCGATCGAGATCAAAGTCGTCATAGGTATTGGCCACAGCACGCGGCACGCTGATTTCCACGCCGTGTGGTATGGGCTGGCGATATCTGGGGTGTAGTCTCACACGTATGGCTCGATCGGTGTGACGCCGCAGCTCGCTGACCAGGTCAGCCAGCCACTGCTCAGGTCTGGCACAGTCACGCCATTGTTCGCTGTCGGCCCGCTGCAGTGCCACCAACACATGATCACCAGCTTGGCGCCAAGGCAGGCACCTCAGTCCCAGTCGCTGTGGTCTCTGGGAATCGCTGGCACTGCACCATCGCGTGATTCCCAGCCCATCAGTGATGTTCATGCGCCAAGTGCGCCCCCGTTGCAGCGTGCCTACTTCTAGGATCACCACTGGCCGTCCGCTGTGCTGGAACTGCTGCCATACTTCGCGATTGTGTCGCATGCGACCCCGCCACAGTCGGCTCCAGATCACGGCCAGGTCTGCGGTCATGTCATGATTTTCACAGTGCCATCCCAGGCGTTGCGCACCTTGACGCCATGCGTCAAACACCGGAGCACTGTTGAGAGCACCATAGTCAGAGAAAACACCCACACGCATGCGGCATCCTTAAATACATAGTTATGAAATACGCCGTGGTCACTACATTTAACCAATCAGGGTACCAGCAATATGGTTCACGCATGCTGGATACCTGGCTGCAGAACTGGCCCAAACACGTGGATCTCTGGTGTTATGCTGAACAATGCACAGTGACCCAGAGCGCCAGCAACCTCCATGTCATGGACATACATCAAGCCAGTGCGGCCCTGGTGAGATTCAAACAGATCTGGGGCTCGGTGCCCAAAGCGCGCGGCGACATCACAGGCGAACCGCATCTCTGCCATCGCAAAGATCGACACAAGCATTTCAAATGGGACGCAGTGAGGTTCGCGCACAAAGTCTATGCGGTGTTTGATTGCGCAGCTAGAGCCAACACAGATTGGTTGCTGTGGATGGACGCAGACATGGTGTGTCACTCAGCAGTGACACTGGAAGATCTGCATCGCATGTGTCCCGATGATCGTGACCTATGCTATCTGGGACGGCGCGGGAAATACAGCGAATGTGGACTGTATGCCATGAATCTGCGCAGCGGATCCACACAGGATTTCCTCCGCGAATTCCAGAGAGTATATGATGATGCCGAATCGGGTATCTTTCTCATGCAGGAATGGCATGACAGTTTCGTGTTTGATCAGGTGCGCCAGCGGTTGCCGTTGCGTGAACTAGATTGGAGCCAGGACCTCGGGGATCTACGCAGGAGCCCCAAAAACTCTCCGGGCGAAGGGCATCCACTGATCAACAGCGAATGGGGGCGATGGTTGGATCATCTCAAAGGTGATCGCAAAACCGCAGGACGCAGTGACCCACGAGATTTACGGGTCACCAGGTCTGAATCCTATTGGTCAGCCTGATTGGCCCAATCTTCTTTGCTGTGCTTGCTCTTGTGATGATGCAGATACTGGCCTAGTATGGTATGGCGTATGGGCGTTTTGTAATCTTTGCCCAGATCCCGGCATAGATCTCGCACTGCGCCTGTGGGCTCAAATTCCCGGCACACGGCACCCAAGACTTCGCCGTCATAGAATCTACGCAGGTCTTGGTGTTGATGCTGATCATATCGTTGCTCGTATCGCCGGGCAAAAGCATCAAACTGTGGATGCCGCAGATTTACCACGAACACCCCAGATTCAGCGCTGTGATACCAACTGCCTTGGTGCAAGTGATTCACGCCCATGTAGGTGATCAAAGTATCGTCGGAGCACAGCTCAGTGAGCCATTGCTGTGGCACTGGAGCCTGGGTGATCACATCAGCATCGATCCAGATCATGCGATCAGCTGAGCTCGCCCGCCAATGATGCATGATGCAGTAGGCTTTTTTGGCAAAAGTCTTGACACGCGCCTTGGCGTCGCTGTCCTGGAATGCTTGATAGCGTGGTCCCAGCACGCTCCATGGCTGCACATTGCAGCGTGGTTGTGGTGGCATATCAAAATTCTCGACATAGCAGGTGAGCCTCAGTGGTTGTGGCCAATGCCGTTGCCATGATTCCACAGCATCACGGCCTATGAGTTCCCAATACCGCTGATCAAAACTGGTGATAGTGTCTATACCCATTGCCGCATGTGCCTCCAAGCCTGTCCTCGTTGTAATTCAGTGAACTTCCAATGGCTCATGGCCAGACGTTCTATCCAAGCCTGGCGTTCGGCCAAGTTGGGATTTTCTATGTTTGCGAGATCGATGTTGGCTATGTCACGACACTGGCTGCGCTGTGGATCTGTGACAAATACCGGATAGCCTTCTATGGCCGCGGCCACCACTGGACTGCTGTTGTGATTCACCACGGCCCAGCAATTCTGCAGATCCTGTCTTAGATCAGGATTGTTGCTGAGGCGCACAGATTTTTTCCACTTGATACGACATTGCCCGGTGCGTGGATCAAGATACTGGAGAGCCGCACGATCGCCGGGATGTGCCCGCACCACGATGTGTCGATCAGTGTGCTGTTGCAGAGTTTCGATCACAGAGTTGGCCCAGTCCTGCACATCTGTACCGGCCATGCTCCAGCCACCATTGCGTTGCAACAGCAACAGCACATGATCGCCGTTGCGTCGATAGGGTCGCAGTGATATGCCTAGATCTTGGCTGATGGCGCGCCAGCGTGCTGGATCACTGGGCTGATCACAGTAGATGCCTGAATCAGGAAACACGCTGTTGAAGCTGTACCTGAGATAATGATGGCTGTTCTTTGGATCAGCATACAAGAACAAATTGCTGTCTATGGCCACGACCTTGCGTCCAGTGCCCAGGCAGTGATCAATGACCCTGCGCCTGAGGTCGAGGTGGTGTCGGAGATCACGCTCTTGTGTGATCCATCCCTGTATCACAGACACGTCAGCTTCCACGATGTTGTGATCACGCACATCGATGCGCTGATCACCCGCGGCCCACACGCCTTGACCAAAGTATTCTAGTACATCGACTTTTTCCCGGTTTTTGGTGCTGGGAACTGAACTGTGGTAGATGGCCACGGTGGTCATGCTGTGTCTCCAAAAAGGTCAGGCTGCAAGGGTTGTTGTGCCGTGGGTTTGATATCTAGTTTCAAACTAGAATCTTCTCTGGCAGGTTCCTCTAGGCTCCGTTGTATGCGTACCCAAAACTCTTGATTGGCCGCTCGACTGAGATCCAGGGCCTCGGGATATATCTGCGCCTGTTCCACTGCATCGCGCCAGTGTTGCTTGCGATTATTTAACAGCACCGGTGGGTGACGGAAAAACTGGAACTTGGTGCTCCAGGGGTCTACCACCACCACGCGTTTTTTCAACAGCGTGCCCCAGTAGGCACCGTGATAGCTGTTGGTTAATATTATGTTGGCGCTGCCCAGCAGTTCGATGGTCTGTTCAAAGTTGTTGCCGGAGTTCACGAATCTCGGGATGCTGTCCGATCCAAAGTCTTTGACGATGCGTTTTTTGTGCTCAAACCAGATCACGTCGTTGACTACCTTGTGCTGGCGATTGAACACGCTGTGCATACAGCTGGCGCAAGGAACCCAGCCCCAGCGGCTGTCAGCTCCGTGCCAATCACGCAAACCCACCAGTCGATACTCACTGAGATATCGGGTGTATTTCACACGATCTTGGATCTGATCGCTGTTGTGACCTGCGGCCCACACGAATTTCGGCACTGAATTCATGGGTATGCGTTCCAGTGTGCGCGCCACTAGATCCTGGAAGCCATCATGGAACTGTCGTCCCAGATGCTTGATGCTGGGATTGGTCACGGTCCATTTGTGTTCGGCCAGGGCCTGTAGTCTCTGGCGATCCGGCAAGGTCAACAGCGCATCAGCGGGTTCGCCCATGAAACTGTTGCCGAACAACCCCCCGCCGCCCAGTATCATGGGAACACCAGCAGTGTAGTCCAGGCTCGAGATATCTGTGACGTCGACCACATCATACTGATTCCTCGGCAGGAAATACTGCAAGGGTTCACTGGCCATGTCACCAACATTGTTGGCGTCTCGTCGATGCAGCACGATGAACTTGGGTTTCATAGATCCTCTGAGATTTGTTGCAGCGCGGCGCCCGACCTCATCTCGCTGACGTGGAACTGTCCATAGGCAAGATGGCACAACCACTGGTACAAGAGATCCTGATCGGGATAAAATGGTGTTTCGATGTCTGTGACTGACACTCTGCTCACTGGTCTGGCCGCATGACTGGGAGCCAACACAAAGGCTGGCACGCCATGCAGTATGGCTTCCACAGCAGCATTGCTGTTGAAAGTAACCAGGGCATGCACATCGTCCGTGAGTTCCTGGCTCAAGGGCCGTTGTATCATGCGCTGTTGCCGATTGGCCACACGTTCGCGCAGCACTATGGGCCTATCGGTGTTGCGCTGTAGGTCTATCAGCAGGTTTGCGATCCAGGTCTGACGATCAATGCCATAGAACTTGCAGGGTTTGTCATCGGGCAGTGCCACGATGACGCGACGTCCACGGCGCCACTGCGGCAAAGGTCTCGCGAATCGCTGCCAGCGATCCTGCGGTCTCGGCACGATGTCGCCGTGCTGTATGTCATTGATCACGATCCTGTGCCATAGTTTGTGTGCCTGCGGGTTGCGTGCCGTGGGCTCGTTGCCGAAGTATCCGGTGTCAACGAAAATAAAATCTCGACCATCCTGCCGGCACCGCTGCATGAGTTTGTGCTTGAGTATGCCGCGCAACACGATGGGCCCGGTGCTGCGGTCATAGTCTAGTTCTGTGGTGGGTTCACAATGCACGCCCTGTGCCAGCATGTTGATGTAGGGATCCACACCGTGTTTGCTGAGGAAACTCCAGCTAGAAAACGTATTTGAACTCATCGAGATCCTGTTGATACAAGCGTGCGGCAATGCGTCGTGTTTCGCTGTTGTAGTAGTCCTGGTAGTGACCGTGTTCACTGACATTGTCACGCGGCAGGTCTGTCCACACACGGAAATACTGCTGAATCCACTGAAATTCTTTGTGGAGATTTTCTATCTGTATCACGCGATCAGCACCGCGCGTCCAACTCAATTGGGGTTCTTGCCAGTTCATGAAAGTCTTGTCCATGGTCATGGCAGTGGCACGACCAGCGCCTTCTTGTGTGAGCCAGAAGTAGAAGCCCTGCCGATACACTCTGATTATGGACAGTTCCTGTTGCACGTCCACGCGTTTTTTAGAAGTACCTTGCTCTGCCATGATCAACTTGCGCTGGGCTTGCTGTCCCACGTAGTGGAAATAACTCACCAGGCGATCGTAGGGATTGCGAACAAAAGCAAAAGTGTAGCCCAGATCGGGCCATATGGTCTTGGCCTTGGCCACGCTGGCATGCATGCTGTGGTTTTCATGTGCGATGTTGTTGTCACTGATCCAGCGCGTGAAACTGGTACCCGCGGTCTTGGGCACATGTATAAAAGTCATGGGGCGCACGATGTCAGGTATGGCGCTGGGAAAATGCAAGGCCATGCCTACATCCCGTGTTGCTGGCAGTGCGTGGCAAAAATGTGTTCACGGTGCCATTCCGCACCTTGTGGAGTGTCTGCGAATTCATGGAAACAAGGTGTGCCCAAGGTGTAGTGCAAGAGCTTGGCATCCAGGTTCTCGCCAAACTCATCGGGCAACCAGTTCCACTCACGTGGTAATTCTCCGATGCGGCTGTCATCTAGCCAGGAAAATCTGTGCAGGAAACTGCCAGGCTGCTGGCTCACGAACTCGGGCGTGAGCTGCCGATTGGGCCAGTTCTGGCAGTTCCATAGGATCACTGAGCTCCAGTTCTTGCGCGGATAATCTTCGTTGACACTGCCGAGATATTTTTCCCGGCGGCGCGTGCGATAGTCATGTTTCACCACCATGACATCCTTTTCGCTGTCGCGCAGATCCCAGAGTTCGCGTATGTCCGATCTCAAGATCATGTCACCGTCTATGAACAATGCCCAGCCCTGGAAGTTCATGAAGTAGGGCACCAGGAATCGCGTGTATATGAAATGATTGCTGCCGTCGCCGTGTGTTTCTTGATAGTCCTGGAACATGGTTAGAGCCAAGGGCGTGATGCTCACAGGCACGGTGCTGTGCCTGATGATGCTGTTGACACACACATGGTATGCTATGGCTTCTCTGGGATCATAACCTATGAATATGGGTATGGGTTTCATGCTGCCTCCTGCTGGGGGATGTTGGCTTTGTTGTGCTTGCCGAGGTAGTGCGTGAGATAACCACGGAAACGTGTGAACTGCATGGTGTCTTCGCCCACTGCCCGCCGTACGTCTGGTTGTTCAACTAGATTGGTCATGGGGTAGAGATCCAGCATGGCCCTGCTGACCCAGTTGTCATAGGGGCGATAGAGGTCATGCACGCGGCCACTCTCGTAGAAATCTATGTAGGTATCAATGAACTGCTGTGCGTCTGGGTGCCGACGATTGATGATCTGCAGACCACTTTCTACCTGTTGTCCAAACTCAGTCCAGGCGGGATTGCTGCTGTGATTAAAACTCAAAGTGCTCCAGAGACTGTCGCCGATGTCCACGAGGAATTCTGGCACAGGCTGATGCACAGTGATATCAGCGTCAATGAACACCACTAGATCCACGTCAATGTTTTTCACAGCCCACCACAGGGCCCAGGCCTTGTAGCTGAGACGCCGGGCCTTCTTGCCCTGTGGCGAGGTGAACCAACGCGTGCTGGCAGCATCTATGACCTGCCAGTAGTCTCTGCAGTCCAGGAAATCCCATGCAGGTGCAGCACCATCTACCAGCACCACGGCACGACTGGGCAAACGATGCCAGGTGCTCACAGCATCGCCATAATGACCCTCAAACATCTGAGACGTGAGGGTGCTGATCCAGACATGGCTCATCGGCGCTCGATGTCTTCCTCAACACAGGCATCACCGTATTGTATCTCTATGAGTTTGAGCGGAGCTGACTGTTCGTTCCTCAGCTGATGCCATTGCTGTTCTCCGATGTGCAGATATTGATGCTCCACGAAATCACCAAGATCCTCGACGTCAGTGGTGGCAGCGTCGATGCTGTGTACCGTGGCCACGCCCTGGGCCACGAACCAGAATTCCTGTCGCCGTCCATGTCGTTGCATCGAGAGGCTGGCACCGGGATTCACTGTAAGTTCTTTGACCTTGACCCTGGCGCCGGCTTCGTGCAGCACACGATAATAACCCCAGGGTCTCTCGGTCTTTGGTGCTTTCCATTCTTCCAGTATCCAGCTGGAGCTGTTGGCCTTGTTCTCGCCGCCCACACCAAACAGGAATTCTAGGTCAGGATCTTGCACGTCCATTTCAGGTATGTTCACAGCAGTACGATCCCCACCGTTGGCGAATATGATGTGATCCTGTGGATAGCTCTGCCGCACCATGCGTATGGCGGATCGGCTGCTGCCATCTGAATCGTCATAGTCTATGACGAAATCCACGCCGCGTATGGCTCTCAGGATCGCGGCACGTTCTGCCACAGGCATGAAGGCGCGACCTTTTTTGCGCGTGAGCCAGGCATCGCTGTTGACACCCACCACCAAGATGTCGCCCAACTGTCGAGCAGCTTCGATATAGGCCAAGTGACCTGAGTGTATGGGATCAAACCCACCGGTGATCAAAACTATTTTTTTCTGTGTCATAGTGGTCCTTGATTAAAGTGTGAGATATTTTTGGCGCCATTCAGCGAATGTCATCGTGGGCCAATCCATGTCCTGGCGCACATACCAGGTTTCAAAGATGTATTCGGGGTTCTTGTTGGTAGCCACATCGCTCACAGCCACGCGGTAACCATGCTGGGCCAAGAATTCAGTGGCTTGCCGATCAATGTCTAGATCCAGCAGATCTGCAAAACCGGGATTGCTCCGGTCATGCTCAAAAGTTATGCAATCAAAACTCACGCCTTGACCTATCACTTGCTTCAACGCGGCCAGGGTGTTGGTGGGCGGTTCTATGTCGCAACTGAGATAGCTGATGTGTTGCGGCAGACCATGATCCCGGCAGTGCGCTGCATAGTCAAACGTCAGTGCATCGGCCCAGAATATGGGATTACGGCGCTCGGGACATTGTGCCCAGGCGTCACGCCAGCGTTGATCCAGCTCCACGCTGAATCCCCGATATCCCAGGGCAGTTTCCAACACATAGGTATTGTTTTTGCTGGCAGGTTTGTAGGCACCGATCTCTATGTAAGTGCCACCATGCCCCACGACGTTGTACACAAAAATGTCTTGCATGGCCTGGCTGCGGCTTTTGTAGGGCAAGGTCTGCAGTTTCATTGCGGTATGAGATCTTTCTGGCGCTTGCCACTGTAGTGGAACATGTAATCCAGCAAATCAGTGTCTTCAAACCCCTGGGGAGATTTGCGCACGCTCTTGCTGAGATTGCGATGTGGCAGATCTTTCACGGCATACCACAGCACATCGTTGTCCCAGGGGCGGTGCAAGGTGTCTACCACGCCATTGTACCAGGCCTGCTCGTAGACTTCGGTCCAGGATGCAAACAAGGGATGCTGCCGATCCACTATCACAAAGCCGGATTCTGCTTGTTTGAGGTTACCGCAGATTATCGAAGCCACTTCGCCTTCACTGGGGGCAAATCTCGACAGGTCCGGCGTGCTGTTGACCCTGACATCGCTGTCCAACCATATCACATAGCGCGTGTCAAGGTTGCGCAGCGCCCAGAGGAAACATCGACCTTTTTTCCAGAACTTGCCTTTTTTGGTGCCACCCAGGGCCCAGTGTGGATCTTCCCGCCCGGGGTAAGCCGGAGCCGCATCCATGACTTCGATGCCGGGCCAGGAGAACTCCGGCATGTCATCTACCATGGCTATCTTTCTTCCCTCCAGCAAACTCCAGCCTGGGAGATTGTACCGTGCCACGGTTTCAAAATACCCTGCACCAAAACTGGTAACCCATGTGTAATCAGCGGGCTTCATGCCATGACCTCCTGCACATTCTGTCCTATGCCTTTTTCAGCATAGAGTCCCTCGGCACCGGCCTTGACCTTGCCTTTGAAATGTCCCACCCAACCATGTATCATGCTGCCTTTGAGCGGAGTGTTGCCTTTTTGCCGGAGATTCATTTCAGTGAATCGGTGTCCCAGGCGTTCACAGTCCCGGAGAGCATGTCCATGCACGTTGCTGTCATAAAATCGGCCCATGTGCTCACAGCGGTCGTTGTCGTAGTAGTCCCGATAACATCGTGCGAAATCCCTGCGCCCGGGATGCCGTAGATCCATGATGAAAAACCCGCTTTCCACAGTGAACTCGCCGTCATCGTGGGTGACACCCATCTGGGCTCCGAGATTGCCCCGCAACAGTGACATGGCCCAGGCCGCGTCTACAGCACGTTCAAAGTACGCGTCCGCATCCAGCCAGATCATGATGTCTGCGGTGCTGTGTTCCAGTGCCCACAGCACTGTGTAACCTTTTTTGGCGAAGTTTATGACCTTGGCCATGGTGCGACCGCGCCAGCGATCCTCGAACTCCCGGAATCCATTGTTGAGCGCATAGAGATCCTGCACACGGATACGGGAGTTCAGTGCGGGAAACTCAGCATGATCTTCGGTGGTCATGACAATGGGCACATCAGCGGGCAAAAACTGCAGGGCACTGGCCAAACTATAGCGCCCTATGGTGTCAAAATATCGCAGGCTCTGCGACGTGTAGATTTCTATGTTCATCCTTGTCCTTTTCTGGCGTGGCGTATTTAACCTATAAATATGCGCATCTTTAGGAAAATCGATGCAGAAGATATTGGTCACAGGCAGTTCAGGATTCATAGGTAGACATTTGGTTTCAGCCCTGCGCAGCCAGCGCTATGAAGTAGTGGAGGCGGATCGTGCCAAAGGCGTGGATCTCTGTGATCCAGCCACTGTGAAGAATCTACCAGATGTTGACACAGTGATACATCTAGCCGCGTTCAATGGCACACGCCATTTCTATGAACGCCCCTTGGATGTGATCCGGGACAATGTGTTGCCCACGCAGTATCTCCTGGATCGCTATGCCGGGCGCGTGGATCTGTTTGCCTTTACTGGCACCTGCGAGAGCTACGCGGGCATGACCGACCACTACGGTTGGCCCATACCCACGCCAGAATCGGTGCCCTTGGTTGTGACAGATGTACAGAATCCCCGTTGGAGCTACGGAGGCAGCAAGATACTCAATGAGCTGCAGTGCGCAGCCGCGCACAGCCAGCTGGCTCAGGACTATGTGATCCTGAGATATCACAATGTTTATGGACCCGGACAGCGTGATCATTTCATACAGGAATTCTGGCAGCGCCTGCAGCAGGGCCAGTACAGCCTCTATGGCTGGGAAAACACACGCAGCTGGATGTATATCACTGATGCCATCGAAGCCACCATGGCCGTGATACGCACGCCGGCCTGCCGCAATGAGATCATCAACATCGGCACTGACCAAGAATACACCATACGTGACATGGCCCAGATGATCATGGCTGCAGCCAACGTCCAAGGTGAACTGGAGCTGCATGACGCACCGCAAGGGTCAGTGCGGCGGCGCAGCGGTGATACCACCAAGTTGCACGATCTCACGGGCTTTGAACCCAGTGTAGATATCAGGCAAGGCATCGCGTTGACTGTGGCCAGCCTATCTTCAATCAAGGAGCAACAATGAAAGTAGGAGTAGTGGGCGTGGGAGTAGTTGGAGGCGCCTGTCGCCGTGGGTTTGAATTGTTGGGACATGATGTCAGTGTGCATGACCCCAAGTTTGGTACCACACTCAGCAATGTGCGCGATACCGACATCGTGTATGTGTGCGTGCCTACTCCGGCCAGCGACGACGGCAGTTGTGATCTCAGCCTGGTGCGTGACACTATCATGGGACTAGAACGACAGGGATATCAAGGTATCGTGGCACTGAAAAGCACCAGCGAGCCTGGCACCACTGAGCAACTCATGGCCGAGACCCGGCTCCGATTGTGTTTCGTGCCAGAGTTCCTGCGTGAACGCAGCGCCCTGGAAGACTTTGTCACCAAACACACCCTGCTGGTCGTGGGCACACACGAACAAGATATCTTTGATGTAGTGAGTCAAAGCCATGGGTTCTTCCCCAAGCATAGAGTGATGATGACTCCCACTGAAGCAGAGATCCTCAAATACTACAGCAACACCTACAACGCAGTGCGAGTAGTGTTTGCCAATGCCATGTATGAGATCTGTCAGAAACTAGGCGCTGATTACGAGCTGATCAAAGACACTTATCTCATACGTGGCACTGCCAGTCCTGATTATCTGGATTGCAATTCGGACATGCGTGGCTATGGCGGCATGTGCCTGCCCAAAGATGTCAAGGCCATAGATGCCTTGATCAAAAAACTAAACCTACCCCTGGAGTTGTTTGAAGCAGTGGATCACGACAACGGGCAATTCCAGGTGACGGTGTTTCCCGGCATGAGACCATGACCGACTTCGGCGAAGTTTTTGATCGGTGTTATCGTTCGCTGTGTGATCCCGCCAATCGAAAACACCAGAAATACCAACTGGATAGACCCATATTCCAGCGTGGTGCAGGGTTTGCCTTGGTGTGGCAGCGACTGTTGCAACGGCCACAGGATCGGTATCATTTCGTAGAGACCGGAGTTCTGCGACGTCCTGGCAACTGGAATGATGGACAGAGCACGTTCCTGTTCCAAGAATTTTTGCGGCATCACGGTGGCTTGATCGAATGTGTGGACATCAGCCCGGAAAACTGTGCTGCTGCACGCGATTTCCTTGACGCAGACATCGTGCGTGTGACC